TAATAATTTTTCTATTTCTTTTTCTCTATCATTTTTTGTTAGTTTTTTATTATTATCTAATTTTTCTTTTTCTTCTTCGAATATTAATTGTTTATCTGCAAGTAGATTGTGACAAGTAGGACATGTTGCATATAACATCTTATATATAATAATATTATTTTTCTTTAAATAATATATTATTCAATTTTCTGATAATAATTTTATGAAATCATTTTGAATATTCTTATCTGTTATAGAACTAAATAAATTTTTTATTTTTGTATTTTGGAGTAGTTTATTTGTCAATTTTTTTTTTTGTGATTTATCTAAAGTTTCTATAAAAAATAGTGGTAGTTCAATTTTATAAAAATTATTATGATTGATGTCATTTTTTGAACATTTATTTATAATATCTTCATAAATTAAATCAACTAAATCTTTACCCATTTTTGATATATAATATATAAAATTTTTTATAAGTTATATAATTTCAATTTTTTATAAATAAAATTAGATAAAGAAAGTATTGGATGTAAATGATATCAAAATATAATTTATGATATATTTTATGAAGTATTATTTCTTTAATTAAATTATATTCGTTTGCACTACCATAATTATTTCTCCAGTTCATTTCAGTATTTCTTATTTGAATTTCAAATGGTAAATTAAAATAAGATATATGTAAATGCAATGATTGATAACCATTCTTTTTAGGATTTGCTATATAATCTTTTTTTGTTGAATTTATTATATTAAAATTTCTTTCAATATTAGATAAAATGTTATAACTAATATTTTCGTCTTCGTGATCGTAAATTATTCTTACACCAAATAAATCTTTTGGTACTTTTTTTTTAACATAAGATTTATATATGATTTTTTCTATCGATTTAAATCTTGATTCAACTTGTATACTTTTTATTTTATAAAATTTAATTGATTGATCATTTTTTATATTTTTTAGCAAATCGTAGCATAAAATGTTAATAAGAAAAAAAGGTTTTTTTAAATTCATTTTTAGATTAAAAATATTAAATAATTTAGGATAATATTTTTTCAATTTTATCTTTAAAAAAAAACTAAATAATCCTTTATTTTTTATTATCTTTTTAATATAGTTTCATTGAACATCGTACGAACTCATCAATTTATATATATGAAAAAAATAATATATTTAATTTTAATTTAAAAAATCTTAAGATTATTATGGATAATAATTATTACGATAATAATAATTTTGACATAGATAAGTTTAATAAAATGTTTAAAGAAAATCAAGATAAAAAAGATGAAAAAGAAAGTAAAAACAAGATAGAGTATTTAAAATCTTTAGAAAATAAAACAGAAGTTAGGAGTATAAGCGAGTTAACAATAAATGAGATTATATATAATTTCAAAAATGAAAATTTAGATTTAATATATGATATATTCACATTTAATTATTCTTCAGTAAGTGAATTTTATGGTATATTTAGTAAGAATAATAGGTTATTTTATTTTGGTTTATTATTGTTAATTATATGTGTAGTATTTTATTTATTTGTGTTAGTTTTTAGTGAATCATATGATAGTAATATTAATGTTAATATACCAAAAGATTATAATTTTAATTATAAACAAAATAGTAATGAATTAGATAAATTAAAAAAAGATTTTATTGAATTAAATAAAAAATTAAATAATATAAATTTGACTCCTAAGATAGTTGAAAAGCCTAAACTAACTGAAAAAGTAAAACCAATTCCTTTAGATAAAAAAATAAAGAAATAATTTATTTATAGTTAAAAGGTTTCAATTCATCATAATATTTAGTATAAATATTTATGTTTTTATTATTTGCTATTTTTAATTTATATTTTGACAAAAGTTTATTAAGAAGATTAATTTTTTGAGTTAAATCATTATTATTAGATTGTATAGAAAATTGAATATTTTCTAATGATTTTAAAGATTTTAGTTTATAACTGTTAAGTATATCATAATGGTAATATTTAATTGGATCATCTTTAATATTATTATATAAATCAATAAATTTTTTTGTATATTTTAGGGATTCATTAAAATTAACAGAATCAAAATTAGATAAATAATTATTATTAAAATAGAAATTAATTAAATCGTTATTTAAATTTTTTAATTCTGGATAAGATTTAATTTTATTATTTGTTTCATCATAATCAAGTTTTTTTTTATATAAGAAAAAACATAAAATTAAAAATAAAAAAAATATTTTTTTAATTTCTAATTTTAAACTAAAAAAAGTTAAAAAAATAATTATGATAAGATAATTATAATTCATATATTATATATATGGAAAATAATAATTTTTATATTGATTATTTAGATTTTATTAATGATGCATATATGGAAAATCATTTTTTTTTAGATAATAGTTATAGTCTTTTATTTAAGAATTTAGATTTACCTATAATTAAATACAAACATTTAAATGATACACTTAAACAATCTAATGAAGAATGTTTAATTTCACTACAGAAATTTAATGATGAAGACGAAGTAATATTATTACCTTGTGAACATATTTTTTTAAAAGAACCAATTCAAAAATGGATTAACAATTTTTCATATACGTGTCCTAAATGTAGAAAAAAATTATAATCCAACATAAGCTAAATCTCCAGTAGTTATTGTTGGATGATTTAAAAAATATATTAATTCTATTTTTTTTCCTTTGATTAATATCTTTATTAAGATTATTATCAAGAAATTCTTGTAAATCTTGACGTTTCAATTTCTTAATAAAAAATTTAGGGTACTCTTTAAAATATTCAATGGATAATATTTTCTATAATATTTTATTATAATAGATTTATTCGTTTCAGGTTGAATATCAAATATATCTTCAGGAATATGTAAAATTTTTTGTTTGTACCAATTTATTATTTTATTAATTTTATATTTAAATTTATCTTTATTAAAAATTTGATTACACTCTTTATTAATTTCGTTTAATTTACTATCGTAACTATGATTATACGATAGTATTTCGTACACTAATTCTTCTGGTAAATTATCCATTTTTAATTATAAACAATTTAATTTAAAAAATAATAATTCAATTTTTCACCAACCAATATCACATAGATCTTGTATTGATATATCTTGATGATTTAAAAACTTAATTAAATTAATTTTTTTTCTTTTATTAACATTTTTATCAAGATTATTATTTACATATTCTATTAAATCATTTCTATTCATTTTTTTAATAAAAAATTCTGGAAAAGAACGAAAATAATCAATTGGATAATACTTTCTAAAAAATTTAATAAAGTAAGTTTTATTTACATATTTATATTGGAAATTGAATGTATTTCTTTTGTACCATCTCATTATTTTATAAACATTACTTTTATATTTGTTTTTATTAAATATGATATTACAATTTTTATCAATTTCATTAAATCTAGTGTTATAAGTCTCATTATATGAAATAATTTCGTAAACTAATTCATAAGGTAGTTTATCCATTATATTGAGATAATGATTAATTTTTAAATATTTTATCTAACCTATTTAAAAAAATATTACTTTATAATTTTATTATGGAAAACAATAATTTAATCAATAATATTTTAAAAAACAATAATTTAGAGCAAATTTTAAATGCTATTGAAGATTGTAAGGATTTAGATTGTAAAAATAAAATTAAAGATATTCTTACATATGAAGCAAATAAGGAAGAAAAATATAGGTTTTATGAGGAGTTAAAGAAGAAAAGGGATAAAGATTATGAAAAGCGATTACACGCTAGACTACGAGAAATGGAAAATGATACTTACAAGATACCTTGGTCAAAGTTAATTAAATTACAGAAAGAGATTAAGTTAAAGGAATATATTAAAGATAATAAATTATCAGAAGAGAAATCTAAATTATTGTGGGATAATTTCAGAAAATTAAAAGTTAAGTGGGATAAGGTTAATTGTAAGATTTTAGATATTGAAGTTGATAAATAAATTACAAAATAATATTTATTAAATTTAATAAATATTATTAATTTAAACAGATTCATCCGAATCAACAAATAACTTAGATTTATCAGGTTTATCATCAACTGACTCTTCATTATCTGACTCAGTATCAATAAATTTATCTTCATTATCTTCTACAACAACTTTTTTTTTTTTATTCTTATTATAATTTGTTATAAATTTATTTAACTCTTTTTTATTAGATCTATACAAAGTAATACGATCCCATAATTCCTTATACAAGGGATACTTTTCTTTAAACCAATCTCGATTTCTTTGTATTTTGACATTATGACAAACAGTAAGTTTCCAATACAATACTCTATCAAAAACATAATTTTTCATTAAATCAGGATATCTACTATGCAAATTAGTTATTTCGTCTAGTAACCATAAATCATATTCTAATATAGACTTGTTTACATCATCTGGATAAATATACTTTGCATCAAATAAACAGAATTTAGTAATCTTGGTTTTTGGTAATAACTGAATTATATAACCCATCCTACAATTTATTGGAACATTTAATTCTTTATCTTGCTCCTCCTTGAAACTTAATCGTGTCTCGTCCTCTAACAAATCCTTCTTAGAATAAAACTCCTGTAATGAACATTGCCAAAAATCACAATACTCTAAATCACAACATTCTAATTGTTGCTGAACTTGACAATAATAATAATGCGGACATATTTCACCATCTACCTCACCACTAGTTTTTATCTTTCTCGTTAATGGACACTTTATCTCTAACATACGTCCTACCATATCTGAAAAATTATTCTCCAAATCATAGTGACTCGCTATCCCATCCGGACTTGCCCCAATAAATGGTATCCTTGGTTTAGATATATGGGGAACTAACCCATACTCATCCACTCTTATATTATAAATGTTTTCATAAATTTTAGTCGCTATCTCCTCATATTTCTTACCGTGATGAACAAACTTATTATCAATAAATGGAGGACCTAAATTTAATTTGTCTAATATAAATTCATCAGGACCTTGGTTTGGATAAGGATTTTCTCCAATAACTTGAGCTGCACAACTAGCTGTAATCATATTTTTTCTCATATCAAACCATTCTTGAGTTCTTTGCTCTGGTTGTGGTAATTCGGCAATGTATTTTACGTGATTTACCAAATCAATATATTCAGTTGGTACTTGAACATATTTTTTATCAAACAAATTTTTACATTTTTCATCTAAATTGTATTCTAATTTAAAATTAATCAATTTAAAGAAGTTTTTATTAATTAGTTGATGATCAAAATTTGGGTGAATAAATTCCATATTTTCAATAATAAATTTTTTAAAATGTTCAATATCATCATAATACAAATCATTATTTTCTAGATAGTCATAAATAATATCTTTTAAGGTGTCTAATTGATCTTCCATCTTTAATATAAATAATGATTAATTGTTTAAGTCTAAAATTGTGTTTTCTAGTTTAAGTATTTCATTTTCTATATCTAATTGTTTTTGTTTCAATTTTTCAATTTTAATTTTAATTTTTTTAATATTTTGATTTTTAATTTTTAATTCTTTATTTTTTTGATTTAAAATAGTTTTTAAGTATTTTTTAGAATGTGTATTACAAAGTGATTCTGAATTGTAACTAATTTTAGAACAATTTTCAATAATACATTTAGATTTATGATGATTAAAGTTAATTGAAATTGAACATAACGGACATTTTGGTTCAGAGTATCTATCAAAAGAACTTAGTAAACAGTTAGCATGAAATTTATGATTACAACTTAAATCAAAGGAGTCTACTAATATTTCTTCTTTACAAATATTACATCTTAAATCAAAATTATTAGATATTTCAGATAGTAATTGGTTATATTTATCATTTTTAAAAAATAAATCCATTATTATTTAAACATATAAGTTTATATTTAAATAATGAAAGGAAATGCTAATTTCAAGAATATGTCAAAAAGTTTAAATAATTTTATATCAGATTATCATTCTTTTATAGAAACTTATAATATTACATTATTAGATGAAATTATTAAATGTAATGATGAATTATTAAAAAAAATAAGCGAAGATTACAAGTTAGATTATGATGAGTTAGAGAGAAAATATTTAAAAGATAGAAAAAAAAAGTGTAAAAATAAAAATTTAATAGATATAGATGATAATGATTCAGATATTGATTTATCAAGTGCTATTCAGAAAAATGTGCCAGTTATAGAGAGGAAAGAAATAGATGGAATAGTTTGTTTTATCGATAATAAAAAGGGTTATATTTATAATAAGGAAGTTATCAAAATAGGTGAGGTAAAAAATGGTGAATATAAATTATTTATAAAATAATTTTTATATAATTTAATTATATGGTAGAGGATAATAAATGTGCTCCAACTAAAAATTATAATAATGGAAGTTGTTTTACCTTAGATGATTTAAAGAAAATATCTATTGCTTATAATTTACATTTAGATAAAGGAAAAGTAGAAGGGAAAAGAATAAATATAACAAACAATAAAAAAGATTTGTTAAAGCAATTAACTGTAAATTTAGAAAATGTTTGTGATGATCAAATATGTTGGTTAAAACAAGATTTTATTAAAAAGATGAAAGATAAAGATATATTAAATAACACTTTTCGACCAGATGGTCCTGAAGGTAAGTTTGAATGGTTAAATACATTACATATAAATGATGTAATGTCTCAATATGAAGAAAAATATAATGATTTTAAATTTTTTGGTGCAGTTCCAATTGATTTTGATGATTTACCTTTTGCTGGTATTCGAGATATAGATTATGATGATTTAGTAAATTCAGGTATAAAAAAAATTGGATTTGTTTTTAATTTAGATGAACATTGGCAATCAGGAAGTCATTGGGTTGCCTTATTTAGTAATTTAGATAAGAATCAAATATATTTCTTTGATTCGTATGGTATCAGACCAGAAAAAAGAATACGAAATTTAGTTGAGCGAATAAGTAAATGGTGTTACAATAAAGATTTTTGTAATAGTGAATGTAGTGAAATGGATTTATCAGACTCGTTTATGAATAAAACTAGTAAGAATAAGATTGAATCGAAGTTAAATGTAGAGTACAATCATAATAGACATCAGTATAAAAATTCTGAATGTGGAGTTTATTCATTAAATTTTATATTGAGATTATTAAATGGAGAAACATTTGAAAATATAACAAAAAACGGTTTATTAGACGATGATGTTAATAAATGTCGAGATGTATATTTTAAATTCAAGAAAAATCCATTTAATTAATATATAATTTTATATATATATGAAATATAAAATTATATATAAAGGAGGGTCTTCAAATACTAAACAGAAATTTGAAGTTTTTAATTCTAGAATAAATTTAGATTTAACTAAAAATATAAAAAACCAAATAGATTTTGAATATATAAAAAATTTTTTCAAGGATAATTTTATTTTTGATTTTAATATGACTAAAACTTTTATGGAGTATAGTAGATTAAATAAAAATGATTTATATGTTAAACTAAGTAAGGTAAAAAATAATAAAGAAAAAAAAAGTTTTATTGAAAATGAAATTGAAATTAATGATATAGAATTTTATAGAACATTTATTATTAAATATTTAAAAATACAATATGACAAATTTACTGCTGAAAAAGAAGAAATAATAAATTTTGAAGAATTAGATTTAGATAATTTAAATATTAAATTAAATAATGATAAAGAGAAAAATGATACTGATAATTTTGAGTACATCTTAAATAGTAATGCATTTGATAAAAATACAGATTGTTTAGATTATTTTAATAATGATAAAATTAATACTAATTATGTAATAAGAAAAGAATTATCAAATACTTCAAAAATTATATTTATTGGAAATTATTATAATGAAAAAGATAATTTATTAAAGATAATTAAATCTTTAAAAGAAAAAAAAATTTTAAATGAACAAGATAAATTAAACAATAATTATTATATAATATTTTATATTGATGAAAATATTTATAATAATGATTGTTTAAAAATTATAAAAAATATAAAAATAAAAAATTATTATTCAATATTTATACTTAATGGTAATTGTAACGGAAATAAAAAAATAAATTTACCATTAGGATTATTTATAAGAAAAACACCCATTAAGAAAAAAATGCTTTTATATGATGGTAATGATAATAGAAATTTAATATTAGATGATTTTAATATTAAAAAAGTAGATAATTTAAATCAAAAAATATGTTTATATAATAATAATAAAGAAATTAATTTTACAGATTATATAAAAAATAATAAAAATTTAAAAAGTAATAATAATTTAAATAGTGATAAAAGTAAAATAAAAGATAATATAAAAAAATTATTACAATATGATGATGATGATATTAATAAATTAGTAGCAAGTGAGTTTTTAGAAGGTGAATTAAAATATGATATTTTAGATTATATAATTGCTTTAAGAAATATACAAAGTGGTAGTGGCGCAAATATCCAAATGAGTACTTTTAAGGAAGAAATTATACTTAAAGATGAAGAAAGTATAGAAAATAAAGTAAAAATTTTGGAAAATTTAATAGATATAGAAAAAGAAAAAGAAACTTCTCAAACTTCTGATATTGATCCATTGCAAAAAAAAAGTGAATTAAATTATATCTTAAAAATAGAAAATGAATTTCAATTTATTGTAGATTATATTTATGATACTTTAATTGTTAAAAAAAAAAATATTTTTACAATCTTAGATAATGAAAATGAAAATAAATTAAATGAAATGGTAGATGAAATTATTACAAAAAAAAATATTTCTTTTAATAATGATCCAGATTTTAGAAAAGATGTAAAATCTAAATTATATGATTTAGTATATAAAATAAATAATATTATAGAACAAAATAAAAATATTGTGCTAGAAGACACCATAACTGTACAAAAGGAAGAGTTAGAAAAAAATATAGATATTGTGCTAGAAGACTCAGAAGAAAACACCATAACTGAAGAAAAGAAAGAGTTAGAAAAAAAAAAAGATATTGTGCTAGAACAATCCGCAATCGAAGAAAATCAGAAACAAAAAATAGAAAATAAACAAAAAAAATTTATAGAAGCTCTCGAAGCAAGAAAAAAAACGTATCAAGAACATCGTAAAAAGCAGATAGAAGAAGAACTAAAAAAGAAAGAAACTCTTAAAAAAGAGGGAAAAAAGGTACTAGAAGAATTAAATAAAAAAATAAGACTAGATGAATTAAAAAAGGAGGAAGCAAAAAAGAAATACAAAGATTTACTAGTAGAATTAAATAGTAATATAGAAAAATCTAAATTAACAGAAGAAAAATTAAATAAAGAAAACAAATGGTATCAATTTAGTCATAACACTTTTGAAAAAAATGATAAATTAAAATTATTTTTATCTAATACTGAAGATGAAATGTTACTTGTACCTAATTTTAAAGAAAATGAAGATTATTATGAAATAGAAAAATTAGATGAAGAAAATTATGATAAAATTGATAAAAAATATGCTTATCATGATGATAAAAAGTATATTATACATGGTGAAATTGAAAATGTACAGATTAGAGAGCCATTGAGGGCTACACAATATCAATTACAATTTAAAAAAGGTGAATTAATACATTACAATTTAAATGAAGATGAATCAGATGCAATATATAAATGGAAATATGAGGGTCCTTTTAAAAATAATAAGCCAAATGGACAAGGTAAATTAACTGTATATAATAATGATGGTAAATTTAAATTTTCAATCGAAACATCATTTTCTACTGATAATATTAATAATTTTATTAAAAATTTAATGAAAAAATTATTTTTATCTAATACTGAAGATGAAATGTTACTTGTACCTGATTTTAGAGAAAATGAAAATTATTATGAAATAGAAAATTTAGATGAAGAATATAATAATGAAATTGATAAAAAATATGCTTATCATGATGATAAAAAGTATATTATACATGGTGAAATTGAAAATGTACAGATTAGAGAATCATTATTATCCAATTCTAAAAAATATAAATTACAATTTAAAGAAGGTAAATTAATACATTACAATTTAAATCAAGATGAATCAGATACCGAAGATCCAATATATAAATGGAAATATGAGGGTCCTTTTAAAAATAATAAGCCAAATGGACAAGGTAAATTAACTGTATATAATAATGATGGTAAATTTAAATTTTCAATCAAAACATCATTTTCTACTGATAATATTAATAATTTTATTAAAAATTTAATAGATAATAAAAAAAAGAAATTAGAGGAATATAAATATACTGGATATGATGATAATGAATATTGGAAAAGTGGTGTAAAAATATATGAAGAAAATAATATTTTTGATTTAAATAAAAATGAATTAGAAGGAATTTCTTGGAATTGTGGAGATAATATTATTTTAGATAATTATAATATAAAAACAATAATATCAAGTAGAAAAAATAAAAAATACTTTGAAAGTACTCCTAATAAAATGGATGAAAATAATATAGTAGATATGAATAACAATAAATTATTAGAAATGTCATTTATAAAAAATAGAGAAGCAGGTGACAAACTTGTTTATGGAATACTTAATTTAAATGATAACAAAACAGAAATTATTTTTATAAATGAATAATATATGGAAAATAATTGGAATTTATATTTATTAGAAAACTCATATAATAAAAAAACTTATTTAGGAGTATCAACCGATGTTGTTCGAAGACTTAGACAACATAATAATGAAATATCAGGTGGTGCAAGATACACTAAAATTAATAAAGAAGAAGGATTATGGTTTCCAAAAATAATAGTAACTGATTTATCAAAAAATCAGGCTTTATCATTCGAAAGAACGATAAAGAATATGAGGAAAAGAGCAAAAGGAAAAAATCCATTTGAGAAAAGATTATATTTGATAAAGAATATTTGTAAAAATTACAATATTATTAATTTTATCTAAACATTATTTAATTAATAATATTAAAATGAAAATTTTTAGTTTAAACGTTTGGTTTGATGATTTTATCAAAGAAGAAAGAACTAAAATATTAATTGATTATATTAAAAATAATAATTTTGATATTTTATGTTTTCAAGAAATTACTACAAATGTAATATCTAAAATATATAAAAAAATCGAGAAAGAATATCCTTTTATTCATATCGATTTAGATGAAGATTTTTATGGCGTATGTATTATTTCAAAGAATATTATGAAAGATAAAAATATTTATGCATTTAAAAATTCAAAAATGAGAAGATCACTAATTTACTGTGAAATAGATAATATAATTATTAGCACTACACACCTAGAATCAGAATTTAATAAATTTAATAATAATAAAATAAACCAATTTAATAATTCAATAACCTTATTAAATAAATTTGATAAAGTTATTTTTATATCAGATACTAATTTACAAAAAAAAGATTGTGATAAAATTAAATATGATAATTTTATAGACGTATATGATCTTGGTTTTGATAAAACTAAATATACGTATGATGGAGTAGAGAATCCTTTATTAAGTAATAAAATAAGATCTAGAATAGACAGAGCGTATGTGAAGAATGTAGAAGTGAATAATTATTATGTAGAGAAGGAGTATGTAATGTCGGATCATTTTGGAATTATATTAGAATTAAAATCTTAATATTATTAAGATATGGTGAAATATCCTAAGATAGATGATATTGATTTTTATAAAAAGATTAATAAAATATTTAAAAAGTATAAAATTAAGGATGATAAATTAACTTCGGATGATATATGTTATCCATCAAAATTTAAGTTACAGTTACCACAAAAATTTGTATCAGAATTTATAAATCCATCTACACCATATAAAGGAATATTATTATTTCATCAAATTGGTGCAGGTAAAACTTGTGCTGCTGTATCCATTGCCGAGAATTTTAAAAAGAGTAAGAACATAATTGTTGTTACTCCAGCTTCATTAATGGGAAATTTTTTCAAGGAACTAAGGAGTAATTGTACAGGAGACGAGTACTTGAAACCAGTTGATAGGAAGAAGTTAAGTAATTATAAGCCAAATGAATCTAAATATAAGGAAATAATTAAGAAGGTAGATAAGAAGATAAATAAGTATTATACAATACTTAGTTATAATAAGTTTGTGGAGAAGTTAAAAAATAAGAGGATTAAATTAAATAATACATTATTAATAATAGATGAGGTACAGAATGTAGTTTCAGAAACAGGAACATTTTATAATATAATTTATAACAGTATTAAAAAAGCTCCTGATGATTTAAGAATAGTATTATTAAGTGGAACACCAATGTTTGATAAGCCAATAGAGATTGCACTTACATTAAATTTGCTGAAGTTAAAGAATGAATTTCCAGTAGGAACAAGATTTAATGAATTATTTTTAAAAACGTCTAAGAATGCAAAAAACGAACTTGTGTATAAGACTAAAAACTTAAATAAGTTTAAAGCATTAGCTAAAGGATTAATTAGTTATTATCGTGGTGCTCCTCCTGTATCATTTCCAAAGAAGAATATAACGATAGTTAAGTGTAGAATGAGTGATTATCAGTATAAATCGTATAA